TACGCAAGGAACTGCCTGAGGTTCTTGCGATGCCGTCGCCGGACATGACGTTGTACGAGCTGGTCCATCAGACCATCGCCTGCCTAATGCTTCACGGCAACGCGTACCTGCTGATCGTTCGCGACCGCATGGGCGAACCGGTATCCGTGATTCCGCTGCACCCCTATCAGATGCAGGTGATGCCCGATAAGGGGCAGTCCGCTCGACGTTACGTGCATCTCGGTAATGACATTCCTGCTGAGGACATCATTCACATGCGCTGGTTTACACCACCGCAGAACCTGGTCGGGATCAGCCCGATCAATCAGCAGCGGACCATCATCGGGCTGAACATTGCGATGGACCGTCATCTTGCTCAGTGGTACTCCGACGGTGGCACCCCGTCATCGGTGCTGGAGACCGACGGCAAGATGTCTCCTGAGGCTGCGCAGGTTCTGCGCGACACATGGGAGGACACGCATCGCCGTCGTCGCCGTCCTGCGGTACTCACCGACGGGCTGCGCTGGAAGCCGATCTCAGCGTCAGCTGCCGACCTCGAGTACGTGGCGTCACGCACACAAGTCGTGGCTGAGATTGCGCGCATCTTCCGCATCCCGTCACACATGCTCGGCCTGAAAGCAGATGGCATGACGTACCAAAATGTGGAGTCGGCATCAATCAACTATCTCGTCCACACCCTGACCCCGTTGCTCCGACGCGGCGAAGGATCGTTCTCTCGCCTGCTGCCTGCCGGCGTCAACGTCTCGTTTGATACTTCGTCACTGCTGCGCACCGACACCCTGCAGCGTTTCGAGATTCACCGCATCGCCGTGTCGTCAGGTCTAATGACTCCGAACGAGGTTCGTGTGCTGGAAGGGATGCCGCCCTATGAGGGTGGCGACAACTTCTCCCAGGTGTTCCAAGGCTCGCCGATTGCCGGTGGGGAACTGCCCTCACTCGGCAAAGACGTCAAGCCCGACAGCAGCCTTGTGGGGGTACAAGAATGACCGTCGAGACCTTCCGCGCACCCAAGGCGGTGCAGGCTGAGGCTCGCGACGCAGGCGTGGAGATCGCCGACGGGGGGATCAGCGGTGCTGACGTTCTGGCGCTTGACGGGCTCGGACCCGCCACACAGGAATGGCAGCAACGCATCCATTCGCTCATCGCCGCACGTGCGGCGCTCATCGCCCCTGAGGTGACTGACATGGCTGACGCCACCACCATCGAGCCGTACGGCCTTGATGTTCACGCATTCGCTAACAAAGTCGGCGCTGTTGACGCAGCGATTGACGCAGCCCAAACCCTGCTTGAATCCTGCGACGACACCAACCCTGCGATACAGCAGGCGTACTGGCTGCTCGTCGCTGCCGACGCGGCCCTTTACGACGTGATGGAAGCCTGCGGGCTCCACGACGCCGACGACGAAATGAACGGGGCAGAGTCCGACATGACTGACATGACTGACATGATGCCGGCACGTTCGGCAACGATTGACGCCGCCGAGAAGCGCACCGTCATCACCGAGTTGCGTCTCACGGGGGCTGGCACTCGCATCGGCGGGTATGCAGCGAAGTTCAACACTGAGGCATCGGGTTTGCCGTTCCGAGAGATGATCGCACCAGGCGCGTTCCGGCGTTCGCTGCAGTCGGGTCAGGACGTGTTTCTGCTCGTCAACCATGACACGTCAGCAATCCCGCTGGCTCGTCGCTCTGCGGGCACTCTGGCGGTGTCTGAGGACAACGTGGGTCTGTGGATTGAGGCTGACCTTGACCCTGCGAACCCCGATGCCGCATCACTGCTGTCAGCGCTGAAGCGCGGCGACGTTGACAAGATGTCGTTCGCCTTCACGGTTGCCCCCGACGGGCAGCGCAAAGCCGACGGCCTACGCACCCTTACCGATCTTGACTTGCACGAAGTGTCGGTCGTGACTTGGCCCGCTTATGGCGACACCAGTGTCGGCATGCGCTCCGAGTCGGGCGACGACGAACTGGCCCTGCGCCGACGTCGCCTCGCCCTCAAGTTCGCTCGCGGCATCTAGAAGCCCTGAGCCCCACTACCCCCGGCGCTGCGAGCCCCGGCGGTGAGTAACCGCGCAGACCCCTGTGTCTGCGCGTCACACCACACCTAACTCCGAAAGGGAGTGAACCTTGAGCATCCAACATGAGAAGCTCATCGAGGCTCGCGCAGCACTTGCAGCCGAGGCCGATGGCATCCTGAACAACACCGACGCCCTGGCGTCCGACCTCGACCGTGTCGAGACCATCACCACCGAGCTCGCCGACCTTGATGCCCGCATCTCCAAGGTTGAGGCAGTCGAGGTCCGTTCGGCCGAGATCGCCGAGGCTCGCGCAGCAGCACCGGCAAAGGCGTTCGGCGGCGCAACCGTCAAGCGTGACACGCTCACCTACGACGAGCGCAGCAGCAACAGCTTCGTGCGCGACATGATCAACGCCACCCTGCGCAACGATCAGACGTCGTGGGGTCGCCTGCACCGCCACATGGGCGAGGTCGCAGTCGAGACCCGCACCACCCCGAGCACCACCGATGGTCAGGGCGGCGAGTTCGTTCCCCCGATCTGGCTGACCAACGAGTACGCCGAGCTGGCCCGTGCGGCCCGCGTGACCGCTGACCTTCTCACCACGCTGGCACTGCCCGCTGGTACGGACAGCATCAACGTGCCCAAGATCACGGTCGGCACGCAGGTCGGCGCTCAGTCCACGCAGAACAGCGCAGTGTCCAACCGCGACATGACGACCTCCACGGTCACCGCAGCGGTCAAGACGTACGCCGGCTACGAGAACGTCTCCGTCCAACTCGTTGAGCAGTCCCCGCTCGCTGGCGGTCTTGACCGCATGGTGATGGGTGATCTCATGGCTGACTACGCCCTGCAGATCAACACCGACGTCGTGAACGGCGCAGGCAGCTCGGGCACGATGCTCGGTCTGCTCAACGCCTCGGGCATCAACTCGGTCACCTACACCGCAGCCTCCCCGACGGGCGTCGGCATCATGCCGTCGTTCGCACAGGCCATCAGCCAGGTCGTGAAGAACCGCTACCGCGCCCCCGAGGCGTTCGTGGTTCACCCCTCGACTTGGTACTGGCTGCAGGCTTCAGTTGACGGTTCCAGCCGTCCGCTGGTCGTACCCAACGGCGCAGGCCCGTACAACGCTCAGGGCGTCACCACCAGCCCCGGCGCACCCGCCGGCCTCGCTGGAACCATCCTCGGCGTGCCGGTGTACGTCGATGGGACGGTGCCGGTCAACCTCGGTGCAGGCACCAACCAGGCAGCGATCCTGTGCGCCAAGTTCTCGGACAGCTACCTGTTCGAGTCCGGCGTCAAGACGTCTGTCTTCCCCGACGTCCTGTCGGCGAACTTGACCGTGCGCTTCCGCGTGCACGGCTACGCGGCGATCGCTCACCGCATGGTGACGGCCATCTCGGCAGTCACAGGCACGGGCCTCGTCGTCCAGTCCGGCTACTGAGCCTGACGCAACGTGACAGCAGGGCGGGCTTCGGCCCGCCCTGCCCAACGGAAGGAAACCCGCAATGACTTACATCGACGGACTCAGAGCCGAACTGGTTCACGCCAAGTCCTTGAAGGACGCTGAGCGTGTTGGCAACATTGAGGCTGAGATCAAGCGCGTAAGCGGCAAGCCTGTCGTTGAGACGGCTGACGCCACACCGGACGCCGAGACGGCATCAGTGCCGAGGAGCAAGGGCGCCAAGTGACCTCCGCGTACACCACGCTCGCAGCCGTCAAGGCTGCTATGCGCGTCACTGACAGCATTGATGACGACCTCATCCAGTCCGTTATTCACGCTGCCTCGGCGCGCATCGACAACGCATGCAACCGTGTGTTCGCACAGTCAAGCGGCACTCGCTATTACGTTGCCAACAACACGCTGTCGATCCCGATTGACGACCTTGCATCATCGTCGGTCACAGTCAAGCTTGACGGGCTCGAGGACGGAAGCTGGAACACAACGCTGACATCGGCGCAGTACCAGCTTGAGCCGCTCAACAATCTGGTGCAGAACAGACCTGTCCGCACAGTGCGCCTCCTCAACGGCACCCTGTTCCCTTACTCGACCGAACGTCGCCCAACGCTGTCAATGCTGGGCACGTGGGGATGGCCCGACGTGCCAGCCGAGATCAACGAGGCAACACGCCTCATGGTCATTCGCCAGTTCCGTCGTTTCGACTCGCCGCTCGGCGTCGCAGGGTTCGGCGACCTTGGTGTCATCAACGTCCGATCCATTGACCCTGACATCGCAGCATTGATCGCACCGTTCATGCTGGCGGCGGTGGCCTAATGCCCGCAACGATCAGCGACCTTCGCATCGGCATCTCCGACGCACTCAACACGCTCCTCGGAATCCGTGTCTACAACGACCTCCCCGACACCCCCATTACGCCGTGTGCGATTACCGAGCTGAAGCGCGTGTCGTATGACACGACGTTCGCACGGGGCGCAGACGAGTTCCAGTTCGCGATCCAAGTGCTGTCCGGTCGCGCTGATGACCGCACCGCCCAAACACGCATTGAGTCCTACATCGCCGGCAGCGGCACGGGCTCGCTCAAAGAAGCCCTTGAGGCCGACCCCACCCTTGATGGCGCCTGCATGACATTGCGCGTCATTGAAGCAGGCGGTTTGCAGTCATACGACCGATCCGACGGCATGTCGCTGCTCGGCGTCGAGTTTCAAGTTCTCATCTACGCCTAAGGAGGCGACATGGCGTTCGTCAACGCACAGCAGGCACGAATCCTGTACGGCTCACAGGCCATCTCATCGGTAGTTCGCAGTGTCCAGCCGACCGCATCGCGCGACATGCTCGAGGTCACTACGCTCGCCGACACCGGCAAGGCGTTCGTGCCAGGTCTTGTTGAGTGGCAGGTCTCTGTCGACGGCGTGTTTGACAACGCCACAGGCGCTGGCACGGTGCTGGATCAGATGACCAGCCCGCTCACAAGCACCACCACTGTCGCGACAAGCATCGCCCCGACGGGTTTCACCGCTGGCAACGCAGTCTGGCTCGTTCCTGCCAAAACCGTCACCTACGAGGTCGGCGCTCAGGTCGGCAACGCCGTCGAGTATTCGCTTGCCCTTGGCGCTGGCTCGGCGCCCGGCATCGGTATCAGCCTCATTGATCTAGCGGCTGTCACCGCAACCGCTAACGGCGCATCACAAGACAACGCTGCAGCGTCCACCAACGGGTTCCTCGCGCAGCTTCACATCACCGCTGTGTCGGGCACCACCCCAAACCT